GCCGCGGCTTCCTCTTCGGGCCGCAAATCCGAAGTGATCAGCATCGGATCGCCGGTCAGCGCCACGCCGACCAGCTTGGCGAAGCTGACGATGTAGGATCGGAACTGATGCGCCTGCGCCTTCGAAGCCGACAGGAATATCTGATTGCGCCCCGTCTCGATCGCGTCGATCAGCGCCTCGAAGGCGAAATAATAGGTCGCGCCGATCTGGCGCGACTTCAGTATCATGCGGGTGCGCTGATCCTTCTCGTCCCACCAGCGCCGCTGATAATCGTACAGTCCTTCAAGGAAGATGCGCTTTAGCTCTTCCGCCTGCTCAGCCGTGAAATGGTTCTTCTTCGCCTTTTTGCGCGGCCCGGCGTTGCGATTGCCGACCTTGTCATTGAGATCACCGGCATGGCCGCCTGGCGCTTCATAGCGCCGCACCTTGGCAAGGCTCTCGATCGACCGATTGAGGGCGTCGATCTCGGTATAGTCCGCCCCGGTCTTCTTTTCCTTGGCGATCAGCGTCAGCAGACGGATTTCCAACCCGTCTTCGATTTTGCGGATCGATGGCGCATCGTCCCAGCGCTGGCGCTGCTTCCACGCCTCGATCGTGGATCGCGAAAAAGGCTTGCCTTTGTCGCTGATCACGCCGTGCAGTTCGAATTCGCCGGTGATCTGGGTGATCCCCCACCCACGCCAGTAGAGGCTGCGCGCATGCCGCTCCGGATCGAACCGGGCAAAAGGCGATAGCGGATCGCTGGCATGAAGGGCGTGGCTGGTCATCGCGGGCGACCATGGCGCGCGCGGCAAGCCACAATCACCGTCCACCATTTGGACTAGCGCCTGTCCAAATGCCTCCCCTTGAGAAGATGCCGCCGTCCGGCCCTTTCTGCGGTCATCCAATGGGGCGCGCCGCCCCGCAACAACGGGAACCGGAACCGCACCATGGCCAAGAGCAAGTTTTTCCGCGTCGGCGTCGAAGGCGCAACAGTCGATGGCCGCGTGATCCAGCGCGAATGGCTGAGCCAGATGGCCGCCAATTACGACCCGGCGACCTACACCGCGCGCATCAACTGCGAACATATCGCGGGCTACAGCCCCGACAAGCCGTTCAACGCCTATGGGTCGGTCCTGTCGCTGAAGACAGAAGAGGTCACCCTGCAGATCGCTGGCGAAAGCAAGACGCTCCTCGCCCTGTATGCGGAAATCGACGCCAACGACCAGCTGCTGGCCATCAACAAAGCGGGGCAGAAGCTGTTCACCAGCATGGAAATCCATCCCGATTTCGCGGGTGAGGGCGAAGCCTATCTGGTCGGCCTGGCCGTCACCGACAGCCCCGCCTCGCTCGGCACCGAAGCGCTGAAATTTGCGGCACAGTCGCGCAGCAACGTGTTTTCGACCGCGCACGAAACCGCCATCGAATTGCTGACGGCGACCGACACCGCGTCAATCGCCGAAGCCGCGAAGACCGGCATCCTCAGCGGTCTGACCGCTTTCTTCAACAAGAAAGAGCCGAAGGAAGAACCGGCCACGCCGCCCGCACCGGCTAACGACAACAGCTTCGACATGGCCAAGTTCGCCACGGTCCTGGGCGATCAGATCGCCGCCGCCGTGAAGCCGGCCAACGACGCCGTCGCTGCGCTGGGCAGCCGTTTCGACACGCTGGAGAAGCAGTTGCAGGGCGAGGAACAGCGCCAGCCCAAATCCTTCAAGCGCGGCCCCGCGACCGGCGGCAACGCCGCTGTCGTCACCGACTGCTGATCCCCGCCGTCTCCCTACCTCTCCCTATCCGCGCCCGCTCGAAACGCCCCCAGGAGTCACCCATGCATCCTAAAACCCGCATCGCCTTTGCCGCCTATGTCAGCCAGATCGCGCTGCTGAATGGCCTGAGCGACGAAGACGTCAAGACGACCAAATTCGCCATCGCCCCGGCGGTCGAACAGAAGCTGGAAGAGCGGATCAAGGAATCGAGCGAATTCCTCCAGGCGATCAACATCGTGCCGGTCATTCAGCAGTCGGGCGACAAGGTCGGCGTCACCGTCACGCGCCCGATCGCGAGCCGCACCGACACGTCCGGCAATGGCGAACGCGATGCGACCGACCCCACCGACACGACGGCAGGCGACACCTATTTCTGCCGCCAGACCAATTTCGATCATTCCATTCGCTATGCGAAGCTCGACGCCTGGCGGCACAAGCCCGAATTCCAGCAGATCCTGCGCGACGTGATCCTGAAACAGCAGGGCCGCGACCGCATCATGATCGGTTTCAACGGCACCTCGGCGGCGGCCACCACCAACCGAGTCGAAAATCCGCTGCTGCAGGACGTCAATGAAGGCTGGCTGCACAAGATCCGCACCCGTGCGGAAGAACGCGTGCTGGACGATGGCGCACTGACCGATGGCGGGGACAAGGCGATCTACGTCGCCGCAGGCGTCGAATTGGTCGATGGCGAAGCCAGCAACGTCGAAACGGCCGAAGCGGACTATGCCAATCTCGACGCGCTGGCGTTCGACGCGCTCGATCTGCTCGACCCCTGGCACCGCTCCGACACCGATCTTGTCGTCATCGTCGGTTGGGCGCTGGTGAAAGACAAGTATCTCAGCCTCCTGCAGGGGGCGAAGGACACCGCGACCGAAAACGAAGCGGCGCACCGCATTCTGACCCTGCCCAAGCAGCTGGCAGGCAAGCGCGCCGTGATCGTGCCCTTCTTCCCCGAAGATGCGCTACTCATCACCAGCCTCGATAACCTGTCGATCTATTGGCAGGAGGAAACCCGCCGGCGCCAGATTGAGAATGAGCCGAAAAAGGATCGTATCGCCAACTATGAGTCGGTGAACGAGGATTATGTGGTCGAAGATTACGGCCGCTGCGCATTCGTCGAAAACATCAAGATGGCAAAGAAGCCCGCCGCCCCTGTCGAAGGCGGCTGATCCGCTCGCACGCCTTCCCGTAAACCGCTCCACCACAACAGGACATGCGCATGAGCCTCGCTCGTCGTCATCGTGATCGCATCTTGGCTGCCCAGACTGTCAGCGCAGCCGTTGCACCTGCTGGTGGCGCGGCCCACGCCCCCGCTGCCGCACCTCTCCCGGCAGCGGGGGCGACCAGTTCGCCCGCCGCGCGCGCCGCCAATCAGATCGTCCTGCGCATGACGCACGATCTGCGCGCGCTCAAGGAAACCCGCTCGATCGCTCATAAGATTACCAAGAAGCGCGAGATGATCCTGCAATATCGTGATTGGATCGCCGGAATCCTGGCGGCTGACAATGGCGTCGGCACCGGCCTCGCTGCCGATATTCTGCCCACCATTATGGTCTGGGCGATCGACATTGGCGACTTTGGTTATGCGCTCACCCTGGCGGACTTCGTCCTGCGCCACCGGGTGGCGATGCCCAAGCGCTATGAGCGCGATGCCGCCACGCTGATCGTGGAGGAAATCGCCGATCAGGCGATCAAGCTGCAGAATGCCGATCAGCGATTCCCGGTCGCGATTCTCGACCGCGTGCAGGATATGACTTTCGCGGACGACATCCACGATCAGGTCCGCGCCAAATTGCTCAAGGCCATCGGTGTCGAACTGTTGGCCGCCGCGCAGGACATGGAAGCCGATCCGGCGCGCGGCGAACTCGCCTCTGCCCTGTCAGCCCTGCGCGAAGCCCAGCGTCTGCATGACCGCATCGGCGTGAAGGACAAGATCAAGCGGGCCGACAAGATGTTGACGGCGATCAACGCCGCCGTCCCCGCACTCGAACAGGGCGGCGATCCCGCTGCCTGACCATCTGCCCCCGGCGCTCAGGGGCGGATCGCGCAGGGCGGGAGGATACTTTGATCCACAGGGCCGCCGCTGACCCGATCCCCACCCCTGTAGCCGGGCATTCATCAAAGGACCGTCCGTTGCGCCATGCCTTAGCCCTGTTTTTCCTGATCGGAGCGTTGTGCCTGGGCATGGACTATGCGGCCCGAGCGGTGATGGCATGACCATGTCCTTCGTCAACATCCCGGCTGCCGCCGACGTCGAGGCGCCGACAGAGCCCGAAACCGCCGTCATCAACGACGGCTTTTTTCCCGATATCGACCCGGCGGCGATCCGTGATGCCGCGCGCATCACCAACAGCGTG